CCGAGCATTCCAACCATTGCCTGGCGAACCATTATCTGGCCGGCCATCTGGAGGAACGCATCGCCTATATCCACCGCGATATGTTTCATCGTCTCGCCAAAGCTCTCGCCCTCCTGCCGCATCCGGGCGAACACGCCGCCCAGGGACCACTCCATCGACCGGAAGGCCCCCTGGATGCGATCGGCCGCGAATTCGCCCATCTGAGCCGCCTCAGCCGCCGTCCTGGCCGCTTCCTCGCGCAGCCGCGCCATATTCCTGGCTTGTTCCCGAGCGCTTACGATAGCCGTACTCTCGGCGATCCTGCCAGCGGCGGCGCCCTCTCTGCTCATCGGCGATCGCCGCTGATCGAGGCTCGGCAGCGACCGGCCCGTTTGTAAATTCATACCCCCGAATTGCGGGCGTTGCGGCGCAACGGGCGCCGCCGCCTCGGCGCCCCTTCTGATCTGCTCGAATTTCTCCCGGATAACGCTCTCTCGCCCCTTGACCGGACCTATTCCGCGGCGTTGCTTTTCCTCGGCCAGCAAACGGTTATACAGCGCCCAGTCCTCACCTTTGAATCTGTTCTCAGCACTCATCGAGCCGTACTTGCTATCGGGCCCGGGCGGTGGATAGCTCCGTTTGGATTCGCGGAGCACACGGGCATAGGCGTCATGCTCGGCCGACTTGACCTTCGCCGCGTGCTCGATCGGACTGGTGTACCGGTCCATTTTGCGAATAGCGTTTTCAATTTCGGCCGCCGTCGACACGACCGCAAGAGATACCTGCTCGAAGACAGCGACCACTTTCTCTCCCGCGCCTTCGCCGGAGATCGGGCGCCAGCTCGATAGTCGCCTGGCGGAATAGCCCGGTAAAGAGCGCCTTTACTCTGGTCAGCGCATCGTTCGCCGCCTCGACCTTTGCCGCATCAATCCGGTCGAACGCCAGGCCAAGTTTTACAGCCTCGGCGCGCAGCTCCCTGATCCCGGTCGAGCCTTTCTCGAACAGGTTCAGCAGCTTTTGCCCGGACCGGCCGAAAAGATAATTCGCCGCCGCGGCCTTTTCGGCCTGCGTCCGGAGCGAATTGATCTGATCGGCCACAATCCCTATGGCCGCATCAGGCGACTTGTCGATCAGGGCCTTGTAATTCAGACCTAATTTATCCAGTGCATATTTCGCCTGGCCGACGCCCATGTCTACCTCGCCGAGGCGCCGGGAAAACATCTCCAGTGATTTATTGAGCGTCTCGGTATCGACGCCGGCGATCTTCGCCCCGTGCTGCAGACCGACCAGGGCTTCTATTGTCATGCCGAGCCGGTCCGACAGTTTGGCCGTCGTATCGATCGCGGCCATCTGCTGCTTTATCATGTAGCCGAATCCCGCAACGCCGCCGACGGCCAGAGCCGCTCCGGCCAGGCGGCGGAGCGTCCGCGTTGTGCCCCCGATCTGTCGATTGAAGCCGGCCAGTGTTCGGCCGGTCTTGTTTTTCGCCAATAGCTCTAAAGCTAATCTCGTAGTCGCCATTATCCTACCATCGCCTCAATGACCGCCCGGGCCTCTTCGGCCGTCTGCTCGGCCGGGCAAAAGTCGAACTGTTTCAAGATCTTCTCGAAACGCGGCGGGTTCGTGCAGAAGGCCTCATATACGGCCTTGCATATAATCGCCGCGATATAATCCGTGCGGCTCTGGCCCCAGGGATCGATAGTTTCCAACAGCTCCCATCGCAGCATTTCCGCCGCGCTCATGCGCGAGCACAGCTCGTCGACCGTCATTCCGAGGTGGCCGGCGAGCCGGTGCCGGAATCTAAGGCGGCGATCGCTTCGGAGTTTTTTACCAGATCCTCAATCTCGCCGACCGGCATACCGCTAAGCTTGCGGGCCGTATCGTAGATCGGCTCGACCAGCGCAGCCGGCATTTCGGATACTTTGCCGAGTTGCGCGTCGCCGAAAAGACGCTTTCCGTGCTGATCGTAACAGCATCGCATAATCAGCAGTGCCCGGGCGTTCTTGATACGGACCTGCCGGGATCCGGCAACTACCGAATAGACCGCGTCCTCGTACTCGTCTTTCTGGCCGACCGTCAGACCGTAGATCCATATATCGCCGTGACCTTCGATCGTGTGCCGCTGTTTGGGAATTTTCAGCCCTAAAAGGCCGGCTGTGTCTGCCCATTTGGTCATTTGCTTTTCCTTTCCGTTTTGGATATTAAGTGCTTGACGAGCTGCTCGACGAAGAGGAGCTGCTCGGGAAGTGCGGCCGGCCGCTGAATTTGATCGAGATCGGCGTCATTACCTGATCGGCCATTGGAACCGACATCGACTGCTGTTTGATATATCCGTTGCCGATCAGCACCGTCGCCGGCGAATCGTCGCCGGTCAATGTCCACGTCTCTTTGACGCCGAAGGCGTCTCGCAGCGTCGACATCAGCGTCCGATCCAGCTTGAGATCGCCGGTCAGTTCGCCGCCGTCTACAAAACCGGCCTCGTATTCCTTGTACGGGTTGCCTGCAGTGTCGGTGGGCGAGTCGAAATCGGTAGTTTCGATGTCGTCGGCGATCAGACCGGACCAGTCGATATTAGTGATCTTTCCGACGGTGCCGGAAGTCGAGCCGGATAAAGTGAATCCGTGACCTAACATTTGCTTCGCTCCTTTAGACCGCCGACTGGCTGTACGGATCGCTGTAGTTCGTCGTGTACCCCTTCGGCCAGGCCGCCGAGGTGTACGTTGTCCGGGTGACACAGCTTCTTTTCGATGTCGCTGCGGATCTTGTTTAACCGCGTATCGATCGCGTCGGTCGCCTCGTCGCTGTCGATGACAATCGCCTGCAGTGTGAATCCCTGCCGCCATGTAATCGTCGTGGAGGTCTGATCGACGACGTCGGCCGACTCCTGCTCGATGATGACCGTGTTGTCGGCGTTTAGATCGCCCTCGAGGTGTATGCGCTTCGGCCGCACGGCGGTCAGGTCCTGATTGTAGCCCGCCGCCGTAGTGATCGCGTTGATGTAGCCGGCGAGCGTTGTCGCGATTGTCTCGACTACAGGAGTAGCCATCAGCCGGCCCTCCTCTTGAGGATCAGCTCGACCTGGTATGCTATGTTCTTAGCCATGCGCTCTTCGGTTTCTCTACTCGCCACGGCCAGGGCCTCTTGCGTGAGTTCCCATACGTCCGTGCCCGACCAGGCGTCCAATTCGTAAATCGGCAGCCGGCCGACAAACGGTGGGCCCTCCGACCCGGTCGCAGCGCGACGCCTGAATACCCCGACATGACTACTCGGCATCGTCGCTATAAATGCGTGGCGGTCGAGTACGCGACCGCCTCGGCCCGTCGCCCAAGAAACGCCTTTTTTGGTTTGCTTGGCCCCTAGCGAGTATGCGTAAATGCCTCTAATGGGCAATTTGATCAATGCGAACCAGTTACTATATGTGGCCCTGCGAATCAGCACGCGCTTGCGTACTTCTTTTAGTTTCACTCCCGTCTCGTCTCGTAGTGTACGAGTGATCTTGCTGCGAGCCTGCTCAGCCGTTTTGTTTATGGCGCGGCTCATGACCTTCGGTAATGCGCGAGGAAAAGCGGCTAGGGCTTTTTCAAGCTGTTTGATCTCTTTGTCATGTATTCGCACTTCGAACATTTACTGAACCTTCAAAAGCAAACAGCCGGCGTCGTGATTGATTAGCTCGGCGATTCTCATGGTGACCGGTTTTTTATTGACGGTCGGGGCGATTTGGATCTTGTCGCCGCCGCGGTCGATCTCGTCGCTGGCGATCCCCGCGGTCGAATCGTTCTTGACCAGCACCTCGATCGCGGGCCGCGAGCCGCCGGCGACGCCGGGCAACTGCTCGGGTCCGGGCCGGTAGATCACCGCGCGGATACGCCGTGCCGATCCCGAGGCCGGGACATAAGTCACGTATTCGGCCCCGGGCAACTGGAAAAAGGCGTCACTCGACGCCGTCAGGGTTTCGTCAAACGCATCAGGCATCTCATCAGTCGATCTGCATCAGGTGTCCGAAGTAGGCGTCGAAGATCTTCTCGTCGATCGATTCCTCGACGCGGAACACGTCGCTCTTGGTCTGCTCTTCGCGATACTGCTCGACGTAGCGAAGGTCACTGATGTATTTTTCCCAAAGGATCGTGCGGCCGAGCTGCGGCTCGCTCATCGGCATCGACGGCGTGCCCAGGGCGGCGACCATTGCATAGTCATCCTCCCAGAGATCCGTACCGCTGAAGTCCTGGCCCTCGTCGGATGAGTTGTAGACGACGGCGCCGACGATCAACTGGCGCAGGCCGAAGATCGCGGCGAAATTCGCTCGCAGCATCGCCTCTGTAATCAGCTCGGCGCCGGGGAACCTGGCCGAAACGACCGTGTTCGCCAACAGGTTCTGCAGCGTAGCCTCGCCGATGATCAGCGAATCGGCCTTGACGCCGGTGTTGATCCGGACCTTTTCCTTCGCTGCGTTGATCTGGGTGATCACATTGGTCGTCGTCGTATCCCAGGGCGAGCCGCTGTTGTCGGTGAAGAGGTCCGAATCCGAGCTGTCCCAGGTGGTCGTGTTGAAAATCAGGTCGTGGACTCGCTTCTCGCGGGCGATCATCATCTTCATCTTGATGCCGTTGACCGTCTCGACCTCGCCGTCGAAATCGTCGCGGTACTTCTCGCGCGCGCGGTCGGTGAGCGTGCCTTCGAGACCGTGGTCCTTGCAGGCGTAGCTCATATCCTCGGCGTAGAGCGAGACGCGGTTGTAGGTCGCCCCGTCGGCGTGCTTGGTCTCGGGGACGGTCATATTCTCGCGCGTGATAACGCTGAGCGTCGCCGCTTCCTTCGCCACCGGCTTGACCGGCAGGATCTCATCGGCGATGAAACGCATCCGCTCCGGCGAATACTCGTGGAACGCCATGCCGAGATCCATTCTCGGCGTCGCGTGTGTGGATTTCTGAATCATTTTACTGCTCCTTTTTCATTGCCCCGTTGCGCGGGTATCTTTTTCATTGCCGCTTTGACGTTATTCTCCGGACGAACTGCTGCTCGAAGATGAGCTGCTGGACGACGAGCTGCTCGACGACGAGCTGCTCGAAGACGAGCTGCTCGAAGACGACTGCGTGTGTCCCAGGTGAGGGACTACCTCGACTATGCTGCCGTCGCCGGTAGCCGTATCCAGTGCCGTACCGATGACCAGCGTGCCGGTAGCCGCGACCTTGCCGTTTGCCGCCGCGTAGACCAGGGCGCCGGCAGTGATCTCGCCGGAGGCGGTCATCTTGAGCGAGCCGCCGTGCTCGTAAAACCTGATCCGCACCTGTTTGCTGACCGCGACGCCTTCCTGCGTCACGCCGACGCCGTAATCGGCCGCGTCGGCGTACCATGCGTTCCGGGTCGCCAGTTTGACCCGGCGAAATACCGCCAGGGCCTCGCCGCTGTCGAACGTCCTCGGTGAATCTGCCTGTTGTGTCATTGTCGTTTGCCTTTCTTAGCCGGTCGATCAGCCCGCGGCGCTCGATGAGCTGCTGGAGCTGGACGACGATTGCTGGCGCGAGATGTGCGGAACGACCTCGATGACACTGCCGTCTTCGGTGGCGGCATCGAGGGCCGTGCCGATCAGCAGTGTCCCTGTACCCGCGATCTTGCCGCTGGCCGCCGCGTAGACTTTGGCCCCGGCGGTGATCGTTCCGGAGGCGGTCATCTTGTGCGTGCCGCCGTGATCGTACATTCGCACGTCGACGTTGTAGCCGCTGGATTTGGCTTCCTGCGTCACACCGACGCCGTAGTCGGCCGCATCGGCGAGCCAGGCGTTGCGCGTCGCCAGTTTCACGCGCTTAAACGCCGTAAGGTCCTCGCCCGCGACGAAAGATTTCGGTGAATCGGATTGAACCGTCATAATGCTGCTTTCCTTTCTCGCCGGTTAAACGGCTTCGGCGTACATTTGACGACCGTTGGTTTCGCACTGCCGGCGGAAGTCGGCGTACAGCTTCGGCTTGCTCCGCTGGAGCCTGCGCATCGCCTCGGTCTTGCTGATGCCCTTTTCCTCCGCCAGCTCGCGGGCCTCGGCGATGAAGTCGCCGCCACTGTCGCCGTCGGTGTCGCCGGTCGCCAGGGCCTCGGCGCCGTCGGCCTGCTGCTGCTCGGCGGCCTGTTTGTCGCGCTCGTCGAGCTTGCCCTTCAGGACCTTGGCGTACTCGGCCCCGGCCTGCTCGGCCGAGAGGCCCCGCTCCCATGCGTCGACCGCAAACTCCAGGTCGTCGCAGCAGGCGCCTTTGATATCCGCCAGCCGGCCCCGCTCGTCTTTGGCGGCATCTGCTGCCGCCTGTTCGATTTTCTCTTGCTCTTCCATAAGATTCGCTCCTTGTGATTTGGTGGATTGATTGTCACTTGACTCTATGAGTGTCTCGGCCTCCGGGGGGTACGTCACCGCGTCGATCAGGCCCAGCTCGCGGGCGGCCTCGGCGATCCAGAGCCGGCCCGTCGCCAGCTCGCGGATCTCGTCGGCCTGCATGCCCCTGCCGGCGGCGACCGCTGAAATGAAATTCTCCGCCATCGCGTCGATGACTTCCTGGACGGCGGCTATCTGCTCGTCGGTGATCTCGGCGCCGGCGACGCCCATACCTTTATGCTCGCCGCTGCGGATCACGATCACTTTGATCCCCTCGTCGTCGGCCATCTTGCTGAAATCGGCGTAGACGGTATATACCCCGATCGATCCGACCTCGGTGTTGCGGCCGGCGTCGATTGTTTCGGCCTGGCTCGCTAACCAGTATGCCGCGCTGGCGCACAGGTCCTCGACCGTCGCGGCGACCGTCTTATCGCGGCGGGCCGCCATGATCGCATCGGCCGCGTCGGCAAGGCCGTCGACCTGGCCGCCGGGCGAGTCGATCTGCAGCCGGATAGTCTCGACCGCCTTCGAACCGGCTGCCTGGCCGATCATCTGGCGGATCTCGTCGTAGCCGGTGGCCTCGACGCCGAAGAATCGAAAGATGCTCGGGACCGTCTTCATAAGGACGCCGCTGACCGGCACTACCGCCGTTGTACCCTCGATCCGGATCTCTCGCGGCGCGGCGGCTATCGAAATATCCTCGACCAGCTCGGAATCGGGAAGCAACGCGACCCGCTCGAAAAAGCTCTTGAGCAGAGTCGGCTCCATCGCCCACTTGTAGCCCTCGTACTGCGCGATCAGCGAATTACGATTCATCTTCTTGCTCCTTGTCGTTTTCGTCCTCGTCGTCGGCCTCTGTGTCCTGCGCTTTGGGCGCCGGCAGTGTTTTGGCCGCCGGCTCCAGACCGGCGAATATCTGCCAGGGAACCTTCTCGCCGGTCTGATCTTCGATTTGCTTGGCCTTCTCGATCGCGTCGGTGACCTCGATCACCCGCCGCTCTATAACCTCGGTCCGGTCCATATTCAGCGACTTGCAGACGTGGCCGTGCGTTATGAATCCTCGCTTGACCTTCTCGCTCTGGGCCTGGGCCTCCTTGACCTGGTCGATCCAGGGGAAGGTCGGCTTGATCCATTCGGCCTCGATCGATTTGAGATTGCCGATCAGTTTCGACGAGATCCACTGGGCGAGCTTCCATTCGAATAGTGGCCGGAAGAAGAAGTCCTCGAGGTCCGTCTGCCACTGCATGAAGTTTTCGTATGCCTGCTCGAGCACCGCGCGGCTCTGGCTGTAATTGGATTTGGTCCAGTCCAGCAGGATCAGCTCCAGAGGCAGGCCCATAGGCAGGCCTAACAGGCGCAGAAACGTCCGCAGCGAGTCGCTGAAATTGTCGCCGGGGATCGTTCGCTCGATACCCTTGACGTCCTCGCCGGGATTACCGTGAAAGATCAGGGCGTAATCCAGCTCGGTCAGCCGCGTCGCCAGGTCGCCTTCCAGCTCGCCGGTTTCCTTGTTCGGATCGGCCCTGCTCTCGGTGTACGCCTGCGCAGCGCCTTCCTCCCGAATAATCGCGATCGCCAGGCGGCTGAGCATCTGCCATGCGATAGCCTCGGAGTCGCAGACGTCGTTGATCCGGTGCAGCATCGGGAACGCCGCCTGAAGCGCCGGGACGCCGCGAACCTGGCTCGGCCGCTCGGGATTGCATAAGTAGAGGACATCTTTGGCCTGGTACGTTGCAGCGTTGGTCTTGTCGACACTGTAGCTTTTCCACGGGCACAATCGATATTGCACCGGCCGGCCGTATTTGTCCTTGCGGATCCCGTTGGGAAATGTTTTGCCGTTACTTGCGATCTGCTCGGCCTCGAACAGTTGCAGCAGGCCTTTGTCGGTCTTTAGCGCCGCGGTGTCACCGGCGACGATCAGCTCGCGCATTACCATCCGCGACGTCTTGGCGCCGCTCAGCAGGTTGCGTATCTCCGGACGGCGGAACCAGTCGGTCCATAGCTTCTCGATCTTCGGCGCTATCCGCGAGTCGCTGGCCTTGACCTGCAGCTTAAATCCGTTACCGACGATTCGCAGGACAGCCTGCTCGATCATGCCCTTGTAAATCGCGTTGTTGCGCATGAAGTGCCGTGACTGGGCGATCAGCTTGGCGCGGTCGCGGTCGTCGTGGGCGGTGCCGGGATAACTCGTATAGGACCGGCCCTCGCCGGTGGCGATACTCGCCGAGCGATAGCCCAGGGAGCCGTATGTCCCTTTGCGTTTTTCGACGATCGATAAAGGTTTGGGGGATCGCGACGATTTAGCCGGGGTGCGGATGTTACTCATGTGAGCATCCTCCCCCGCGTAAACGGGCAGCGATTGACGCTGCTGCCGGCGTGCGCGATGTACTCCTCGAGCTTGATCTTCTCGGCTGCGAGCGATTCGAAATTGACGCTGCGGTTGTTCGATGCCACAATGGCCGGGCGATTGACTAAAATGAAACGTATAGCTTCGAGGGCGGCGGCGGCTTTCGTGACACTACCCTCCCAGGACAGGTTGTTGTTATACTGGGCTAGTGCGTCGGCTATCGTCGAACTGCCGCTCAGCGTCATAAATAAATCAGCCGGCGACAGACGATGAAAACAGAGGCGCCGACCTCAAAACATCTGCCGCCGGCGCCTCATCTGTTTTCATTTGTGATTCAATTGTCTCTTGTATTTTTCGTCTTTCGCGGCCGATAGTCAATATGCGCAAAGGCCGTTTTCGCCGCTGGCCGCCGAATTCTTAACAATATTGTTAAGAATTTTCGTCTCTGCGCATAAAAAAAGCCCCGGATCGAGGGCCGGGGCGATACAGAATTCGCCGGCGCGGCGATCAGTACATTTCGCCGGTTTTCTCGTCAATTGCGGCGCCCGGCATTAGTTTCGCCGTCGCGTCGGCTATCAGGTGGCGCAATGTCCCTATGACCTGGGCCGCCGGATAGAATTGCTGCTTATAAAAGTGACGCAGATTGTGCGGATCGTCGGCTTTGTCCTTTTTCTCCCAACTGATCGTAATGAAAAATCGATTCGTCTCAATCGCCTCGATCAGCTTCGCCTTGAGGTCCGGGTGATCGTACAGCATCGCCTCGAGTGACTTTTTCTGCGGTGACGTCCGCTGCACGTTCGGTGGTAACTTCGCTTTGCCCATCGGTTTTTCCTTTCTTCTTTGGGTTTTCGACTTTCGTGCCGAAGATGCTGAATCGGCGGCCGCACACGGGCGCCCGGCATCTTCTGTACTGGACCCTGCCCTGGGTCGAATAAGCCCGCGTTTGAGTGCCGCCGCAACGCGGGCAGCGAACGACCGTAGGGAAGGCGTAACGCTGTTTCGATTTACTCTTTTTCTTTGCCATAATCCTTAGAATCCTTTCCGTGAAATCCGTGGTTCAATATTTTGTTCTGATCGGTTTTTTGCCGACCGGCTTGCCTACAATTTTCGGCGGCGACTCGACCGCTTTGGGATTCGGGATCGCCGGGACGCCGGCCAGCTCGGCGAGAAAACGATTGTAGACGAGCAGGTCCCATAGATGGTTCGGCCAGTGACTGTCACGCAACACCCAGGTCAGAAACTCGCGGCGCCCTTCGGTGCGGAGTATCTGATGCTCGCCGATGAAATGCCTGAGGAACTCGGCCGGGATCCCGCCGTATAAATGCAGGAAGCCCGCGCCCGGGGCCTCGGCGACGAACAGTTGGCGGTAAATCGAATCCTTGAACCGGTCGGCGTTGAGGTCGTAACGGATCAGGCCGTCACTGACTTTGACCGTGCGATATAATCGCCCGCTGATCCTGTTCTCGGCCCAGCCCATTATCGGCGCGACCGGCAGGTCCGCCCACATGCGACATACGCTGTAAATCTGCTCGGTGCGGTAGCCGGCGTCGACGCCGATCATCCTGGCCCGCATTACCGTATCGGGATCGGCGGCCATGTCCCATCGCTTCTCGACGTAGGGCCGGACGCACTCGAAATTCTCGATCTTTTCCGTCGATCCCGTCTCGATCCTGCGCGCGTCGATGAGCCAGCCCTCGAACTGCCAGCCCCAGGCGACCGCCGCGAACCATACGTGATCTATCTGCACGTCGATCGCCGCGGTCACGATCCTGGCGCCGGCGGGGACCACGCCCTGGTCCGAACCGGTGATATGCGGATTGAGCCGGGCCTCATCCGGCTCGGACTCCTTCAACTCCCACGTCTCGGCCAGCCGCGAATTGATAAAGCCCTGCAACGGCCTGGTATTGCCGCGGTGCTTTTCCTGCTGAGCCGCCGCCCATCGGGCCGCCAAATAATCTATCGTCTGAATCGCCGGGTGAAGCATCAGGGCCGTAATCCGAAAGCTGCGAATCGGGCCCCGCTCGTCGTCGTCGCTTACCCAACGCCCGGCGCAGACGCTGCGCCATCTATCTACCTCGGTGTAGACCGCCCCGCAGTCCGGGCAGACGTACCTGGCCCGGCCGCCCTTGCCGTAGGTCTTCGCCGCCAGCAGCGAGCCGTCGGATTTCTTATCGAGCTGCACGTTGGCCCAGGTCGGCTTGTGATATTGCCTGCAATGCACGCACCGGATATGCCATTCGCAGCAGTCGCCCTGCGTCCAGTTCTGATCGGTCAGATCGCCCTTGATTACCGGCGTCGTGATCCCGAACAGCTTCGATCGGCCCTTGAACGTCTCGAGCCTGTCGCGGGCCAGAGATACCGGGTCCGATTCCTTACCCACCGCCGCGGGATACTTGCCCACCTCATCGAGCCCGATCCGGCAGATCGCCTTATTCGCCATCGCCGCAGCGCTCGTCGCGAACAGCAGGTAAAAGGCCATATTGTCGAACATCGTCATCTTGCCGATATTGATCTTGTGGGCCTTGCCGCCGACGTGACTCAAAAGCCGCCGATTCTCTTCGAACATCGGGATAATATTGCACTCGACCCGCTCGGCCGCGTCGTCGTCGCGGGGCATTACAAGACCCATCGGAACGGGATCGCAGTCGACCGTATAGCCGAGCCAGCCGGTCATCAGGGTCGACTTGCCCGCCTGGGCCGGCGCGTAGACCCAAACCTCCCGCGTCGTCGTATCGTCGAGCGCGGCGATAATATCGAGCCAGAACGGCCCGTAATCCCTCGACCACCGAGTCGCCAGGCCGTGAACCTTCGGCGACAGGTAATACTCGGTCTCCATCCAGTCGAGAAAGCTCTTGCGATCCTCCGGACTGCGGGCGTCTAGTTCCTCCGCCGTTAAGGGTAACGGCGGTGGGAATTTACTATTGACTATTGTCGATTTACTATTGACAGATTGCATTTAATGCCTTATATTCATCTTACATCCTCGGCGGGATTAGCCGCCGAGCCCCGGGCACGTTCGCGGGCCCGGTTTTTTTTATAGATTTATTTCGAATCCTTTTGACTACTTGCCATCTGTTCCGGTAGCCGCGATCGCTCGCATTATCTTTTGTGTCTGGG